GTAAAAGGAATAATTACACGACGATGTAAATTGTATTGTGTTTCTGGGGTCCAATAAAATGGATATTTTTGTAAATCCATTTCGCGCCTGGCTAGATATACTACTGAGTCGTGAAACCCACCGGGAACATCACAATCATTGTTTAATGTATAAAATGTATTCAATGCCATTAATGTTTGTGCTTCTTCGGGCAGGGGTCTTGCTTTGAAGTTTACAGGCTCTGCTTCTTCCGCTTCTACTAGGGTTTCTGGTGCTACAAGTTCACGGATGCGAATAGCATCTATAACCAATCGCTTGACTGTATTTTCGTCAGCACCTAACCACGTTAATAACTTACGGAATTTATATGTTAAGTGTCGACCCGGAACATAACTGGCTTTGAACTGGCAGTTGAAGCAATGGTAACTGACACCACCATCTGCGTTCATAACTAATCCGCCGCGACCACGTGTATCTGCCGATTCACCATTATGGATGCAACAGGGTGCGTTGAAACTTATCCAACCCGAACTAGAATTGGTTTTACGTTTATGCGGTAATATTTGAGTTACAGCGTCGCGAATAGAGTTCAACATTCTTGCTAGTATAGCAGAATTTTTGGATTAAATCAATGTATTAAATACCAAATCGGCTACGTTGTGCTGTAAAGTTTTGATTAATTTGTGGGTTTGTTAATGCTGAGTTGTAGATTCTAACTACACTTAATCTGCCTCCCCAATAATCGCCAAGATCCCAACGGCGCATCAACACTATGCCAGATTGTGACGTAGTAGATGTGCCTGTGTAGGCTTGAGAGCTTACCTGTGTATTATTTACGAAAAGTTTAATAGTTGTACCATCATAAGTTCCCACAATGTGATACCACCCAATTGAAGGCAATGTATAAGTGCTAGAAGTGGCGTGCCACGTACCATCCCAGAATCCATTTTGCAAATTACTAGAACCGCTGGTGGTATCACTACCTAAACTAAAGTTGATCTTGCTAGTAACACCGGGGTATTGTTCTGTAATAATACAAGGATCTGCACCTGTGTTAGTGCCTGTGTAGTAGTGCCATACCTCTACAGTCCAATTTGATAATGATGATAAACTTGTAGAGCTATAAGCATACTGACTACTACTTGGTACAAAGTTTAAGTAGCCGCCATTGGCACTACTATATGTAGGCGATCCAGAAAGAGTAAATGCTTTACTGCCAATTAAGTCAGTCCAGGTTGAACCAGTGCCAGGGTAACTAGAGGTATTACCAGCGTCTAAGTGCAGTTGTAGACCAGCAGTAACGTAACTTAGTTCTGATGCTAAGGTTATACCACCACCAATATTGATTCCGCCACCTATGTTCATACACCGTACCCCGATCTCAAAGCTGTAAAGTGTTGTTGTATCTGTACCTGAGACAATTTGGTGTTGTACAAAAATAGATTAGCCACATAACCCCATGGTTGATCATTAGCACTTTGTATATTGCCCCAAGCATAGTGATACTGTCCGGCAACTGATTTAGCTACACTTGATCCAATCTGTTGACCATTGATGTAAAATGTTTGTCCACTAGCATCACCCACGGTAGCAAACTGGGCCCAGACATCACCATAAGCTGACATATTATAACCTGAACTGTTAAATCCAGTGTTGCCAGGAAGATTATCCCACATGCCCAATAGATTGGTTCCGGTGTTGATAATTATAGCGTGACCACCGGTATTGTATGCTCTGAGTAGAGTTCTGTAGCCCGCAGTAGAAGAGCTCACACGTGCCCAACTAATATAGGTAAAATTGGCGGCTATTGGTATTGTAGTTGAATTGGCTAGTATAACCTGTCCAGTGTTGCTACAGTTGAAACATTTTACACCACCTAGCGTGGTGTAAAGATTACTATTGCTGAGAGTATGGGTATAGCCATTTCCTGATAAATCGTTTAAGGTAGTACCTGTGCCTGAATAACTTGATGTATTGTTGGCATCAAGCCAGATGGCAAGATTCTGTGTGGTGATGTAAGCATCGGCCACGGTGAGTCCTGTGAGTGTTACACCCTGGATGATCATATTACCAATCTATCTTTAATTGACGTACCCAGTTTTGAGCAGTAGATCCCCCGGTGTATGCCGCTACACCAAAGTAATTTCCGACCGGAGTCCAACTACCAATGTTAACCGATCCTTGATATATTTCATTGAGATATACTTCTAACATACGGTTGCCGTTTTGTATCTTGCGAATCTTTAGGGTCAAATTGTAGAAACTGGTGTAACTAGCGTTCCATAACGTAACTCCAGATGTTACATAGTTACCGTTACCAATATATGGAATGTTAGTTTGTGTGCCGCCAACATAAACTTCAAACTGACTTGCACTACTATAATAATGGTTCATAACTGCGATACCACCATAAGTGTTGGTATTACCGGGATTACCTGTTATGGCAGCATTAGATCCAAAGTAAATCCATTGTCCGTCTGCACCGGTGCCTCCACTAGCACCAATACTAGCAGTTATAACCATGTCATAGTTATAATTGATTGTACTACTGTTCCAGTTAATGTAGCCAGACTGTGAAGTAGTTGTTGTGGTTAGTTTTAATCCGTATGCTTGTGTGCTATCCCATGTAGCGTTGCCGCCAATAGTACCACTTGGAGTGAATGAACTTAGTGCAGAAGTGGAGTTGGCTTGCCAAGTATCCCATAAGAAACGAGTCTTAGGTCCGCTAGTACCAGCAACAGTTAAGTTACCAACAATGTTTACAGTATTACCAAACCAAGCAGGAGTAATACTTGTAACAACAAATTGACCTGTGCCATCCGGATTAACAGTTATATTGGCATTAGTTCCTCTAACTGTACCAATGGTGCCGCCAGTGTTCATTACAAGATCACCATTGGCTGGTATAGTCAAGTTACCGTAAGTGTCAAATACATATGAATAACTGCCAGCAATTAACGTCACGTTACTAGTTGATCCGTAGATGTTAGCATATCCATTGGCTGTGATGCCAGTCAGTGCAGCACCGTTACCTACAAAGTAGTTAGCAGTTACGTTACCAGTATAAGTTGCAGTTGTACCAATGCTATTACCATATTGATTACCGATTACGTTACCACCATAAATGTTACCTGTAGTGTTAATGTTTCCACCAGCAACCATTAATAAGTTACCGCCCACATCCAACTGCATCTGTGTTGTACCACTGGTCAAGAAGCTTAATGGCAAGTATGTGCCTGTGCCATTGATACCTGAAACAAGCTGAACATCTGTGGTACCGTTTGTGGCAATTAATATTTTACTTGCGTTTGTTAAACTACTGTTGTTAGCGGCCTGCCAACTTGCAGCTGTACCAGTACCAGTTGGTGCTGCATAGATACCAGGATTACTGTTAGCCGCAGTTGGGCGGAATACAGTTCTGTAGTTTACTGTGCTATTAGTAAAGTCGCCGTATATAGCAGAGTTAGAAGGATGGAACATATTACCCGGTAATATCAAGTTACCATCCATACCAAAGTTATAGTTGGCTAGACCCTGACCAGTATAGTTAGAATTATAGTTACTCAGTATAACAGTGGAGCCAAGGCCACCCGGTAAAGTTAAGACGTCACCATTTTTATACCCAAAGCCAGGGTTGGTTACAACATAACTGTTAGGGTAACCACCAGTGGCACCATAACTTGCTGTCATTCCTGTACCCGAACCACCTGTTAGTGATTGGTTAGTATACGGAGGACTGTTATATCCGCCAGCGCCAGCATAGGTAGTAAGATTATTAAATGTACCAAAAGCACGAACTGTTAAATTACCACTACTGGTTCCAATAGCATTACCAACAAATACGTTACTACCTGCACCGCCTACTGTGGCAGAACCTAGGTTGATTGTAGTTGCGGCTCCACCCATGTTAATTGTAGTGGCTGTGCCATTGAATATTGTGGCAGTAGTTTGGTTGGTTGTGATTGTAGCACTGGTATTAAGTACTAGGCCGGCGGCCGCTGTTAACGCACCTGCTGAGGTAATACCAAGACTGTTTGATGTAGATATTCCCGAACCGTTGATTGTGGCCCATAAACCTGAACCGTTAACAGCATTGGCTGTTACTGAGCCACTTGTGCCCGTGAATAAAAATCCACCAGTGCCAGACATTGCCACGGCTGCGGCACCAGTACTTTGTGTATTGCGATAGTATGATGAACCATTGGCACCAAAGTACAAGTTATTGTATATATAAGTTGTGCCTAGTGCTGATCCTCCGCCTTGGGTGATAGTTGTTGCATTGCCAACAAATACCTGTGTGATGTTGGCCTGTAATGGTGTCGCAGTTACATTACCAACGCTACCAATAAAGACTGCGGTGTTAGCGGCCAACATTGCAACTACGTTGGCGTTACTGTATGTAGAGCTACCGCCGCCTGTATATGTAGCGTTAGCGTATGTATAGAATGATCCTACGTTGGCTTGTAATGTTGATATAGCACTATTGGTAGCGGTAGTATTAGCCACCAAACCAAGGATAGTTGCGTCTGTGCCGGCAGCCAGATATGCAGTTACGTTGGCGTTGCTATAAGTTGTACCACTACTGGTGCTTGACCAAGCTGTGCCATTGGCCCAGAATATACCGTTACTTACTTGTAATGTATTAGCAGATATAACATTAGCACCAGTAATGTTACCATAACTACCTGTTGTGGTGATGCTACCCACTGTATATGTACCTGCGGTTGTTAAGTTACTAGCAGTGATATTACCTGTGGTTGTAATTGTTGCTGTGGTTAAATAAGCGGTTACGTTAGTGTTACTATAAGTACCTGCCTGCGGATTAGCTGTTAAATACGCAGAAACGTTGTTGTTAGAATAAACATTAGCCTGCAAGTTACCTAACCAAGTGGTATGTGTAGTTACTGTGTTGTAAATTGAACCAATGTTAGCATTAGTTGTATTTTCATAACTACCAATGTTAGCATTAATAGTATTAATACTTGTGGTATGTCCGGCTATAACTGAGTTTGCCGCTGTTACGTTTGCATTGGTAGCAACTATACTATTATATAAACCAACAACGTTGGCGTTGGCCCAAGTTTCATACGCACCAATATTGGCATTTAAATTTTGTATTGCAGTATTGGCACCCGTAATACTATTATACAAGCCTGCGGTGTTTGCATTGCTGAATATTTCAAATGCACCAATGTTAGAGTTAATAGTATTAATACTTGTAGTATGGCCTGCTATAACCAAATTGGCAGCAGTAGTATTAGCCACCAAACCAAGAATAGTTGCGTCTGTTCCGGCAGACAAGTAAGCAGTTACATTGGAATTACTGTATGTTCCGCCGATACCAGTTAGTATACTCACACCGTTTGCATAAACAAAGTTAGTACCTTTGAATGTCGTGGCATTGGCCGTAGTAGTTATTAAATTACCTACAGTAATATTACCTGCTAAGTAACCTGCTACGTTAGAGTTAGCATAACTACTTGTGCCAAAATTTGTGTTGGCCCAAGTATAGAAAGATCCTACGTTGGCTTGTAGTGTAGAGATTGCCAAATTAGCAGCTGTTACGTTAGAATTTATAGTAGACAAGTTACCGGCGATGTAGGCAGACACGTTAGTGTTACTGTATGTTCCTGGTTGGGGATTAGCAACCAAATAACTTGCAACATTGGCATTACTATAAGTTCCGCTAGCGGCTGCAATTAATATATTGGCCGCAATAATGTTGGCACGTAATCCAGAAATTTCTGATTCTTGTACGGCGGCATTACTTTGTAAACCGGCAATTGCTAAGTTTGCAGCGGTTATATTTGCGTTAATTATATTAATTGAAGTCTGCTGAATAGCGGCATTAGCAGTCCAAGCTGTAGTTACACTATCAACGTAACCTTTCATTGCGGTGTTGGCTGTAACTATTGCAGAATTGGCCGCGGTTACATTAGCATTGATGCTTGTAATACTATTTGTAATTGCACCGATGGCACTACCTTCAGCAGCTAAATTAGCGGCTATTTCTCCCAAGGTATCTAAGGTACCGGGAGCAGAATTAATTAAGTTATTGATTGCTGTACTAATTTGGTAATCAGTATAACCTTTTAATGAGGTATTAGCAGTAATGATTGCGGCATTAGCAGCTGCAATGTTTGCATTAATAGCCGCAATAGTTGAATTGTGTGGCAAATATACAGCCACGTTAGCATTACCATATCCGCCGGCTTGTAGTGTTGATATAGCAGAATTAATTTCTTCTAAATTTACATTGGCAAAAAATTGTTCAAGTTGAGTAACATTACCTGTAATACCGGCTATGTTAGCCACTTCTGTTTGAAGTGTGTTTAAGTTAGCTTGAATTGGTAATACATCACCTGTGACTAAGTGGCCGCCAGGAGTTACTCCATCTTGTGCAACTAGTTGATGTGTTTCTGTGTTTAATACTAATTCGCCAGCCGGACCCGTGTAGGAACCAATGGTAAGTGTGTTACCACGTTTAATTAAAATCTGATTAATATTAAGATTTGCCATACCGTTATAGTGTTCCGCCATCAATTGAGTATGTGTCGCTTAACGGAGGAGCTACGGTTGTACTATAGTAAGCCGGTAAAACTTCTAAGTCCAAAGGAACACCATAGTTGTCATCAATGTAAACTGGGCTAGTTACATCTGTACTTGTAACTGTAGTACTAAATGCTATTTTATAAAAACGTTGTTCTAAGCTATTAATAGTATTTGCATCAAATGTAAAATTGCCCTGCCCCTTTGTAATATCAACAAAAGTTACAGCATAACTTTTAATAGTCAATTGATTTGTGGGATCCTGTATACTTGCAGTCACAGTACTGCCTGTTAAATTCACAGGTTTTTGGTCCTGATTCATTATAGTAACTTGTATGGGATTATCAATACCTTGATAAACTTTGATTGGGCGGCTGTACACTTGGCGATTCCTTGTTGTAAATATCGTAGGGTCAAAAACCTGAACCTCGGCTGTATTTGGGTATAAATATGTTTTGACAGTAATCATTAATTGGTTCGTCTTTATAACTATTTATCGGACAACGTGGAAGATCACTACAAGCAACTACTCGCCCAATACCCTTACCTTTCACATATAACCTATGGTGGTAATGATTACATCGGCATCATACAGAACTTTGACGAAATTATAACTACACTTTATGATTTTGGCACATTAAAAGACGCAGAAATTAAAAAGACTTTTTTAGCCCTAGGTGAAACCTGGTGGTGGGAAAGCAATAGACTTATGCCTATTAATGTGTTTCTAAAACAAGACTGGGGTATTTTTCGGGGCTGTCTACGTACTATGAATAGTAAAGACGTCGAAATTAAAATGGGCCCTTACGTGAGCCTAAAAGAAATGGCTAGCAAAAGATCAAAGCGCAAAAGTATTACGCTTGTCCGCAAAGTTGTCTAAACGTAATATCGCTATTAGATAATAAGTTCATATTTACAACAACTAGATGTGCATAGGCCAGGCTATGCGACTTTTTAAAGAAGTATCCATCATCTGTGGGCTTAGTCCACACATCATTAGCAACATCCTTCCAAGATTTACCAATTAAATGTCTTTTTGCTGGACGTATAACAGCAAGTAGCATTGCCATTCGTGGTATAGTGTTTACAGCTTCGGGCATCTTAATCAATGTGTCATAGTGGTTACCGATGTGTATTAGTTTACTGCAAAACTCTGGGTCATACAGTCGTTCCCACTCAGGTTCTTGTGCTATCAATTCCTGTAGATGCTGTTCACTCTTTACCTGATTGTATAAACTAACATTTAGCATGTCCAACTTCATATAGCCACGAGCTTCTGCTACTTCATAATCCAAACTAGATTGTCCAGTGAACGGATCAACAGGAATGTCTGTTACATAAATGCCGGTATTATGTTTGATTAATTGGCCATCACGGAAGATACTTGCCGGTGTATGTCTGAGCAAGTCTAGCGCATGTGTGCGATCACCGAAGTCGATGTCAATGTCTGATTTAAATTTCATTTAAATATGTTTTCACTATATAATCTGCAAAATCTTTATGTGCTAATTCTGCATGATGTCCATGCATACCAAATTGAGATTCGTCGTACGGAACATGTTTTTTAATTATACTACAATATTTGGAAAAACTAAAATTATACAGGTCCAATATATTAGAATTGTTATGTACTATATTGCTAAATGATTCAATAAACGGTGCAGCAAAATCAACGGGTTTATATATCATTGGACCTGCCCAAATTAAATACCGGAATCCGTTTGATTCTAAAAATGTAGTAAACATGGTAAGCATAAAATATAAGTTTGTCGTCATTGCTTCATCATCGGCCAACATATACCAATTCTTAACATAATTTTGTTCTGTTGTAGTAAAAAGTTCTGTTGAATTAGGTTGAAAACTTTTAAAATGTCCGTCGTTTCCTTGTGGGCGTACTGTCCACAGTTCTGACCTAGCTGGATTACCCAACCCTATTAATACTAAAACATCTCGATTTTGTTTTTTTAACTCTAATAGATCCCGCACACTAGTTCTAAATATACGCTGATTACAACTTCCACCAAGGCCAGCATTAATTATTTTATCAGCCCCAAGGGCATTGCCTATAAAATCTACGTAAGTTTTTCCAGTACTGCACACACCATAGCTGTCACTGTTTGCATATACAATCATAGCCCAGCTTTCTCTAGTGTATCTTTAACCCATTCGGTATCGCCGAGATAGTCACTAAATTTACGTTGCCAGTAATCGGGGTCGATCCAAGGCAATAGTATTACCACCTGCTCCTCGGTAATCCCATCAAGGAACGCAACTCCTGACTTACAGTTATATACAATCCAAGGGCTAATGCGACCGGTAACAATATGATGACAAATACGATTACTATTGCCATACCTGAAGTAATCAGCATAACCATTTTTAAGTTCGGGGTGGTCTTCAGCATAGTTTAACATTTCCGTAATTGCACGTTCTAGTGCGTCTTGTACAGCTTCCTTCTTTAAATACTCCGGAAGCCATTCTTCATACATACTGTCTTTACACCAGTAATCTATTTTTTTGTTATTACGTAATAGCCAATCGAGAAAATTAACAAAATTAATACACCGTATAGATTGACAATATCGTCCAAATTTGACGAAAGCATTATAATAAGGACTACTAACAAAATCTGCATATGATTTTAGCTTGGCGCTACCTTGTGTTACTTCATAAAATCGCAAATATGCCTGTAGGCCTAATTGCACACCTGTTTCTTTTTCCTGTTGCCAGCGGCGCTTAGGCTCACATAAATGAGCCGCTAGTGTCGATTCTCTGCGAAATGATTTTTCGCAATAACGACACTTATAGGTATTGTTTAATTCTACTGTCATCCCATCCATGTGATTTTGCTAATAGTTTGAGATCTTTTTTATCGTTGATTGATGCTAACAATTTTATTTCATCTGTTTTTAAAGTCGGATACAGTTCACGTAGAAATTTTTCAGCATCATTGTTTGACTTTTCTTTTTTCTTGGCAGCTAACCAACGATAGTCTTGACGTCCTGCGCCGGGACTTACTGTTGTTGCCATTAGCCATTGGAACTTTTTATGATCCTTGCTGCTAATATCAAAAAAATGTTTATTGAGATTTTCATTAACTGTGTACAGCTGATATTCTTGCAAATCGTATGGGCCAGTGACACTGGCTCCCCAACGAATCATTAAGAATGGGCTGAACTTTTTCTTTTCTTCTTCGGTTAAACTGTCGTAGAAGCCACGATCCTTTTGATCGAACTTCATCATTTCGTAACCAATGTGTAGTTTATCTTCCGCCATATTTTAACCTGTAATATACCACTAATTTATCCAAATGCTCTTGTAACACAGGATCCTTCTTAGCCATCCTGTGTATGTTGCCCCAAAGTTTAGCATGTTTTAGTTCAGCTATCAGTTCACTAGTACTAGGCTTATCTTTGTTCATACTGGATGCCAATTGGGTTCGTCTATCCTCTTATGTAACTCATATAAGATTATAGCACGTTCTACTGCTTCTTGTAAAGCTGGATTAGTCTTAGATGCCCGTAAAATAGCCAACCACTGTCCTTCTTCTCGCTTGGCTGTTAATTCGGCGATCATGTCGGGACTATAACCGACTAACCTACGTTCTGTTGATCCTACTTCTCTGGCATAAATGGTTTTTCCGCCGTCGGGACTTTCGTGTATGTAGGTTCCTCCAGGTTTATATTGCCCCATTACCAAACCTTAGAGTAATCTACCACCTCGCTTTGGCGGCTAATATCTTTAATAAAATAAGCACAAATTGGTTCTGGGTCTTCGGTTAACGGAATGGCCAGCATCTGTCCGGGTTTGAGTTTTGGAAAATACCATTTGACATCTTGATAAATGTCGATTATTTCAACTGGGTGAAATTCTGGGCGGAAACTTGATTTAGGATTAAAACAGAATACATTAAACCCACGATCATTAATACTGGTTAATGGTACAACTTCTAAATCACCAAAGTCTGGCTCGCCTACTAGTAATTGCCAATCTACTGGCATGCGTACAGTATGTGGACCAATGCGTAATACAAGTGCAGGGCTATTAAATGATTCTAAAAAGATTAAAGGGATATAAAAATAGTCCGGATCTTTGGGGTCACTGTTGTCTAGTACACAAAAGCGCACTTCGTCTATTTCGTCTGGAATCTGATCCATTGAATAGCTTGTATTGTCTAACGTTAATATTCTCATAGTTTTAGTTCTTCTTTAAAATAATTATAATACACTTCTCGGGTGCTTTGCAACCATATACCGTGTATTTCTTTTACTACCCCTGCGTCTATTTTTAGATTTAATCGATCTATTAAATTTAATAATACTGTATATCCTGTGTCTGTAAACAGTTCATCAACTGTGGTTATGTAGACACGTTTTTTGTTTAGTACAAGCCAGTCACGTAAGCGTGTAATGTTACCGTATAGGTTGCTGTTTACCTGTAAAAATTCTTTATATCTAGATTCAAAATCTCGATACATGTGTTCAAATTGATTTATAGTAGGATTTTTACTGTTGTATATCTTAGCCAGATAATCCAAATTGTTTGCTTCTATTACTACGTGTTGGCAATCGGCCAATGACCATTCTGTTGTTTGGTCCGGCATTGTACCTTCGTTAATTCTATACCTATCATAGTGTGATAGATGCTTTGCCATATCCTCAACACTAATATTTCCGTGGTTATCATAAACCATTTCGTTAGCAGGATTAAAATAACGTGGAATGCCTAAGTCATAGTATCTAGTGTACAAGCCTGTTCTAATATCCCATTCCCGTCGTAACCATGTTTCTGAATTGACTTCTTGACGATAATAATCAGTTAAAAAGTTGATCTTATCCGACTCTGGCATTGGCGCACGGTCTGGCGCTAACATTTCGTATCCGGGACTTAATGAAAAAATATTGCGTAATAAATTTCCTCCAGATCCCATTGGGAAATGTACAATAATGGTGTTGGTCATTTCCAATCCGGGGTTTGTTTTAAAAATGCCTCTAAGAATAAATTGTGTGCAGCCTGACTACTATGATTAACCGGAGCTGGGTCAACCCCCAATGGTACGTCCCAGGGTTGTACTTCTTTCCATAAGCTATCGCCAACAAAATCCCAATCACAATACATCGGACCTCGCATAAACTTAAAACGTTTATTAAGACTTTGTAGTTTACGCAAACCATCGGAAATAATATAATAATCCTTAGTTTGTTCTAAAGTAAAATTATGCAACATTGCTACATATTGCTTCATTGCTTCTATTTGTGCTTGTGTTATTTCTGTGCGTTTAAAATTATCATGAAACACCCACTTGTAATTATCTGTTGTCCAGTTATTAATGCTGTCGCTGACAATCTTAGGATCTGTTGTTACGTTGCTGGCGCTAACACTACGATAACCTGCATACTCAATATCTTGCAACGAAACCGGCCATTGTATATCCGATTCTCTTGCAATAATAGGAATGTCCATCCTGTCATTGGTTGTAGTTGATATAACAATATAATCAGCGTTTTGTTTGATTGCTTCTTCTATCTGTAGCCTGATTAGGAAATTAGTTGCTCCACTACGTGCTAAACTAACATGACGAAATCCTTTTTGTTCTGCATACAAATCTAAGAAGCTAGTTATACCAGTATCTTTGGTGTCAATGGCCATGAAACTACAACCGCAACTGTATAGAGTTTTCATTTCCACTCAGCTTTCTCTACTGTAAAAGGATAGTTTGCTTCTTTGTAGAACTGCTTACGCTTGGTTAAGTGTCTTTTTGCGAACTTGCATGTGGACGTAATATCCCAGATTTGTACGAAGTCTTTATCCTCCGCCTTGCGTATACCCCGGCCGATTGACTGGATAACACGTACAAAGGATTTACCCGGTTCAATAAGCACAAGATTAAAAATGCGAGGAATATTAATACCAACAGCGGCGACACCATAAGTAGCAATAATAATCTTGTTAGTACTTGTCGCAATGTCATCATATTCTTCTTTCCTATCGGTAGCTTTAGTTGAACCACTAACAAACGCCACGTCGGGTTTATCTGATAGTAAACTAAACAATGTGCTTAGTTCTGCTTGTAGGATTTTACCAGTTTCAATTCGGTCAACTAGGATTAGTGTATTGCCACCTTCCTTAATTGAGTCAATCATACGGGCCAAGTAGGCAAGACGTTCTGTTGTGGTTACTAAGTATTTAAGCTCGCTTTGATAATCTCTGTATTCAACGTGATCCATTAACTGTACTATGTTCACGTGACAGTTGGCTAGGTGTCCTGCTTCTTGTAACTCTGACGCACTTAAACGGCCAATAACCTCGCCTAGACTGCATCTTAGACTAACAAATTCGTAGTCTTCCTTGGGTATTGTGCCCGTTAGTCCCCAGCGTATAGGTACGTGTGCAAATACCGTGGTTAATAATGTTTTTAATGCGTCGGCTTTAGCCATGTGTACTTCATCAACCATAACGCAAACAACATCCTCAATGAAGTCACCGATAGTAACATCTGCTTCGTAACTTTTAGTATTTTTTAATAACACGTTGAGACTTTGCCAAGTACAGATAGTATGCGTTTTGCCAATGTCTTTACGATCGCCAAAGTACACACCAACATCAAGACCCATGTTAATATAGTCTGCTTCTGTTTGTGTTACTAATGATTTGTTAGGAACAATAACAATACTACGACCATATTGTTCTACACTCTTACTAAGAGCGGCTGTCATAATAGTTTTACCTGCGCCGGTTGCCACTTCTTGTATACTCTGCGGATTGGCCAGGAAGTTGTTTAGGATTTGTATTTGATAGTCACGTAGTACAATGGGCTTGCCTTCTTGTGGGTGACCTTTAGGCCAGAGAGTATCACTAAAAGTATCTTCTGTTACTTGATCAAACGAAAATGTAGTACGATAGTTTCGTGTATCTTCAATTTCTATATCGTATCCGCGATCCTCAAGGAAAGGAACTATCTCGGGTAGCAGGTTAATATATGTGCTACCGCCAAGCTGAAAGAACGCAACCTTGCCATCCCACCGCCCTAATCTTACGCTAGGTTGATACCGTGCTCCAGGGATTTCGTATTTGAACTTCTTTACCAGTGCTGTACGGTCACTAAGATCTAGCCCTTCAATCTTTACGTTTACTTCATCTTTGATTATTAGTTTAGCTTGCAATGTCTTTAACCTTAGTAGTGCTTCGCTTATTGTACACTTCTGTTGCACAGAAAACAACCTTTTCTGTACGCTGTATCATTAATTGTTTGTCACCGCTAAACACCATACCGGCACTGCTAATTAGTAAAGGAATGTGCTCTAGTGTACGAATAGGCACAGTAGTATGTATATATTTCCAAGTAGGATCAATTATAGGGCTTTTAACTTGCCCATTTTTATGTATGTATTCTGGTCTATGTCTATGTAGTTGGTTAAGCATACGATCACTTAAATCGGGTTCGTAAATAACCACAGGCCAGCGTTCCATGCTGTCAGCATAGTCAATTACACTTAGGAAATTGTCGTT